AGATATTCTAGTAATCTAGACTAATTTCCGTGTATTTTGAGCTCAAATGGTTCTCAACATTTCCGATAATTCGGTTATCGAGACCAACGAGCTGTACGGTCAGCTATTTTTAGCCGTCATCCTCGCTATCCTAGGATTAATTTCCATGGAGATGGTGAAGTTGATGTTTCGCTTCTTTGTCTACGTTCACTCGACGTGGCCCACCACAATTGTGGTGGCCAAAGAAGAGAGGGACCCGAGGTTCAAGTCTTTGGGAGATGAGCTCACACTCACTCCTTGCACGGACCTCGAAGGTAACGGTTGTTGTTACCTTGTGCATGACGGAGAGACGAGACTCGGTTGGACCCGCGGCTTCCCAGTCGCGAGTCTTTCCCCTCTCGAGAAACATCGGTCTAATTTAATTGACCGTGGTCTCGAGATGACAGTCCCTGGCTCCGTCCCTCGACTCCTCAGAGAGAGGCCCGCTCACTGTGTCGTGTTCTTCAATCATTTGAATAATGCGATCGGCACGGGTTTCCGCTACAAGGACTACATCGTGACAGCTCATCACGTCGCGATGCATGCCTCTAGCTGGGGTGTTTTGAAGGACGGTAAGGCCAAAGTCTACCCCGTCGAGGAGAGACGAGTTCGCTCATTAGACGGAGCTGATGTTGCTTGGATGCGAGTCCCAGCCGCACAGTTTACCGTCTGCGGGGTGAAATCGTTAAAGAAGACCAAGCCCCTGACTCATTCAGCCGCTGTGACCGTTGAGTACTACGACCCATCAGATGGGAACTGGTACCGTACGGTCGGAAACGCTGGTGACGAAGCAGGACAGCTCATGGTGGTTCACACCGCCACGACTGTCAAAGGTGCCTCCGGGTCTCCCGTTACTACTACGGGGGGCAAGTGGGTAGGCGTTCATACGTCCAACCTTAAAAGGGCTCAAGCCAACCTCCTCACCATCGCCATACCGGTTGTGGACCATTTAGACCAAATCACGTCGTCGTATTTATACGGCTGCGCGGTGGTCAAACGCTCAGGACAGACGCCTCCACTTTGTGCCAGTCGTGAAGTAGAGTCCGTGCAGTCAGATGACTCAGTCATCTACTACAGGGACCACTACGTTCAGTTCAAGCAGCGTCACATGGCTACGATCGCTGGCGAATACGACGATATGTTGGATTTCGACTTCGGAGAAGACACCTCGGAACGTTACAGGTTTGTGGAGACTTACTTGAACTACTTCCAGGAACCGGGCGACGCTATTGATTTCATCGAGACCGGAGATCCTCCTGATTTCTCTCACAGCCGCGTCTTCCGGGACGCCTACGTTAGTGCGTTCGTCGACTTCGAGAATTACGACCCGCCAGTGGAAGAGCCTAGTCCCCCTGTTGAGGAGGACTTTGGCCCCCTTCCGCTTGCAACGTCTGTCCAACATTTACGCCAGGGCCCGACCGAGATAAACTCGGAAGGGCCTACAGACAACTTGCCGTCCTCGTCGGACTTGGTGAGTACGCCAGATGTGACTCAACAGTCATTGGTCCTCTTACAGAGGTTGGTCGCTCAAAGCGACGCAGTGGCGGCAAGGCTCAACCTCCTAGAGAGCCAAATGCCGAGCGCCTCCGCTACCTCAAAGAGGTCCTTACTGCCTCCGAACTCGAAAACGTCCTCTCTTACGGGAACGTCCCGAAAGGTTCTCGAGCAGTCCTCTCAGCGTACTCTAAGCACGTCGGACGAGATCGCATCGCCAAAATTGGACTCGAAGAAGCAAAAGAAGCGGCGCAAGCAGCTTTTGATGCATCAGGCAGAGTAAGAACCAACCTCGTTGAGTTGCTGGACGCGGATACCCGCAACAGCTACTCAGCGATTAAAAGGTTGGCTGTGAAATACCTGCTCTCAGTGAACCGAGCTAAGGCACCCGGATACCCGTTGAATCTCCTGTACACAACGAACGAACAGGCGATAGACGCGGACTACGACCTTATCTTGGGTTCAGTCATAGCCAGAGTACATCTCTGGCTGTCTGACGACTGGGACTACGAGGATCATAGAGACGACCCCATGTGGTTCATCTTGAATGGAATAATTGACCCATCGTCAGTTTTCATCAAAGACGAACCACACCCTTTACGCAAGCTTAAGGAGGGTCGCTTCCGCTGTATAACACCTGTCTCACTTGTAGGACAGGTTGTTGAGGCCATACTTACCCAAGAAATGGCCGACAGCACTAAGGAGAGTCTCTACGACTGTGGCTCTGCGATCGGGATCGGATTTACCGACCATCAGAACCGCGAGTTTCGAGATTTCATGTACAGAAAGCTTGACGAATTCGATGACGACGCTACGATGACCTCGAGCGACGTCAAAGGGTTTGACGCTCTCCATGATGAAGTTTCGTTCGCGGCGGTCCAC